ATACACATCTGACGCTGCGGGTCATCGACTGCGATCAGCTGGTGCTGCCGCAGCGGCCGGTGGTGTCGGTGTCCGAGGTGAAGGTGAACGCGCTGGTTCTCAGCGACTGGGCGTTGTCCGGTGATCGGCTGCTCCGCACGGGCGGTTGGCATCGCCTGCCGGGCAGGACTACCTACCCGGATCCAGGCCTGGTGCAGGTGACGTATACGCACGGCTGGGATGAGATCCCGGACGAGGTGCGCGGCGTCTGCCTGGATTTGGCTTCGGCGACGTTGTCGAATCCGGCGATGCTCCGTCAGGAAGCCATCGACGACTACTCCCGCACCTTCGCTGCCGAGTCTCTCGGCCTTGGCGGGCTCTCCGACAACCACAAGCTGCTGCTGGGTGACTACCGGCGCCGTGTGGGTACGGCGAGGCTGCGATGACGGCGCTGGACTCGCTTCTCGCTGGCGGCCGGGCGGCGGCTGAGGCCCGCATGCGGGACACGGTGCGCCTATACAGCCAGGCTGCGGATTCCTTCGACCGGTCCACCGGCCAGACCGTGCGGGGCGCGCAGACCGATCTGTACGCCGGTAAGGCGCGGGTGAAAGCGATCGCCGCGTCGACGGGCCAGGAAACGGAGGCCGGGGAGCGCGGCATCCAGCAGCGCGAGTACGAGGTGCACCTGCCCTGGTCGACGCCCCTTCCGCCCGGTACCCGGGTGCTGCCGGGGATGCAGATCGAGGTGACCGCCTCACCCGATGCCCGCATGCCAGGGCTGGTGCTGTGGGTGACGGGTGCGTCTTTCTCGGATCAGTCGACGGCGTGGCGGATCAGGACGGAGGACCGGTCGTGAGCATCCGATTCGACATGGGCGATGTGCGCCGCCTGGAACGGCATCTGGCGCGCGCGGTTCCGCGGGCTCGCCGGGATGCCCGCGCGGTGACGATGCGCGGTGCGATGAACATCAAGCGGGACTGGAAGTCCAACGCGCGCTCGTCGGCTCCGAAACACGCCCCGCAGTACCCGAGCAGCATCGGCTTCGACCTGGCCGCCTACGGCCCGGACATCTGGATGGCGATCATCGGCCCGGACAAGGGCGGCCCGCAGGGCGCCCTCGGCAACCTGCTGGAGTACGGCTCGGTGAAGAACCCACCGCACCGCGACGGCGGGCGGGCGCTCGATATGGAAGAGCCGCGTTTCGAGGCGCAGCTGGCGCTGATCGCCGAGCGCGGACTGGCCTGGTGGTGAGCCCGTGAGCACGCCGACGGTGTTGCCGCACATGGACGCGGTGCAGGCCGCCCTGCAAGCCGCGAGCCTGATCGTGTACCTCGGCGGCGCGCCCACAGGTGCTGGCTGGTCGCCGCCGGACAAATACACGGTCCTGTACCCGGAGCCGGGCGAGGCCGTGCGTGAATCTCTCGCGGATGTCCGCACCGACTTCATGGCCACCTTCCAGGTGACCTGTGTCGGCGCGTCACTGGAGCGGGCCCTGTGGGTCGCCGACAAGACGCGCGCCGCCTTGTCCGTGCCGCTAACGGTGGCCGGGCGGGCGGTGTGGCGGCCGGAGGATCTGGGCGGGCCCCCGGTGCAGCGTGACGACGACACCACTCCGCCCAGCTTTTTCGTTCCGGTGCAGTACCGGATCAAGTCCATTCCCGCCTGATCGGAGATCCCTCATGGCGCTTCTCGCGCAGCAGGTCGTCGCCTTGAGCGGCCTGACCCCGACCTACTCGGCCGCCGCCGCGTCCACCACGGTGACGTGCGGCGAACGCAGCTTCCTGCACGTCAAGAACACGGCTGGATCGTCAATGACCGTCACGATCACCGCGACGGGCAAGATCCGCGGTCAGGGCGTCGCGGACCTGGTCGTGACTGTCCCCGCGACGACCGGGGACAAGATGATCGGCCCGATCACTTCCGACCTCTTCGCCTCGGCTGCCGACGGCGTGAGCGCGTCGATCACCTACTCGTCGACGACCAGCGTCACCGTCGCCAGCCTCGTCATCTGACGCTCCGCCCGACCCTGTCCGCCCCGTCGCCCGGGGCTTTTTTCATGCCCTGAGGAGGGTTCATGTCTGACCTGATCAGCGACGGAATGACCAAGGTGGTCTGGGCGTCGTCCATCTCCAACATCAACGCGCCGACCACGACCGAGCTGAATGCGGGCAGCGACTTCACGACCCGCGTCACCCCGGACGGCCTGAAGGTGGACCCGTCGACCGCGGACGTCGACACGTCCTCGCTGGCGAGCACCTTCGACACCAAGACCGTTGGCAGGGTTGGCTACGACGCCGAGCTCACGTTCAAGCGCGGCACCACCGGCGGCGAGGACCTCCCGTACACGACGCTGAAGTACGGCGTCAGCGGCTACCTGGTGGTGCGGCGCGGCATCGCCTACGCCACCGCCTGGGCGACCGGCCAGAAGGCGGAGGTCTACCCGATCACCTGCGGCGAGCCGCAGAACAGCTCGCCGGCGGCGAACGAGGTCATGAAGTTCGTGTCGCCGATGAAGGTCACCTCCCCGCCTGCGACCGCCGCCACGGTGGCCTGATGGCGAGCATCGAGGACATCCTCGCCGAGGCGACGCCCCGGGAGCGCACCGTCAAGGTGTGCATCCGGGGCGACCTGGCCGGGCGCATGGAGGAGCTGCAGGACGCGCTCGCCCAGACGTCCACGGACTGGGAGCCCTCGGATCTCAGCGAGGTGCACCCGGGCCGGGCCATCGCCGAGGAGATGAAGGCGCTGCGCGAGCAGATCCACGCAGCGGAGCGGCCCTTCACCCTGCGGTACATCGGTGACAAGGCGTACAGCGACCTGATGGCCGGGCATCCGTCCAAGGAGCCCGACGAGGCATTCGACTCGGAGACGTTCCCGCGGGCCCTGATCGCCGCCTCCTGCGTCGACCCGGTGATGAGCGAGGAGCAGGCGGCCCAGCTCTTTGAGAAGATCAACGAGGGTGAGATCAAGAAGCTGTTCGACGCCGCCTGGGACGTCCACAACAGCAGCGACACGATCCCTTTCTCGCTGGCCGCCTCCGCGCTCCTGGCGGCCCTTGGCGGCGAGAACTAGAAGCAGCCCGCGCCTGGGGGGTGCCCCGCTCAGTGTTCATGGGGCGGGCCGTCGCCGAAGGCGAACCGCTGTGGCTGCCCGAGGACCGCAACTGGGCGCTCGCCCTGCTGGAAGTTGAGGCAGACGCCTGCCCCGAATGCGGCCAACCCTGGGGTGAAGCCACCGACCCGGCCAACGAGTTCGAGTACACCGCCGAACTGGTGCGCTGTCACGCCTGCTCGGCGTCCGCGAAGCGGGTGCGCGCCCACCAGGACAAGAACGGCGAGAGCTCCTCCGACGGCCTTCACGTCCACGTCCGGAAAAACGACATACGACGGGGGTGAACTGTGGCCACCCGTACCGTCACCGTCCGGCTGCGCGCGGACATCAGCCAGTACACACGCGGCATGCGGCAGGCTGCCGACAACACCTCCCGGCTCGCCGGGGCAGGCGCTGCCGTCGGCACTGCGATGGTGACCGGCTTCGCCATCGCGGCGGCCAGCGCCGCAAAGTTCGACAAAGCGCTGAGCAACGTGCGGGCCGTCACGGGTGCGTCGTCGGCCGAGATGGGCAAGCTGCGTGCCGCAGCCCTGGAAGCGGGCAAAACCACCAGCTTCACGGCGACCGAGGCTGCCAACGCCGAGGCGGAGCTGGCGCGCGCAGGCGTGAAAGTCGCGGACATCACCGGCGGCGCTTTGAAGGGCACGCTGGCGCTGGCCGCGTCCGGGCAGATGGACCTCGCCGACTCGGCGGTCATCGCCGCACAGGCCATGAACACGTTCGGGCTGAGCGGCAAGGACGTCACGCACGTCGCCGACGTCCTCAGCGCGGCAGCGAACAAGAGCGCAGCCGACATGAGCGGCCTGGGCATGTCCCTGCGACAGGGCGGCCTGCTCGCCAAACAGACCGGGTTGAGCTTTGAGGACACGGTGGGCACCCTGGCGGCCTTCGCCGACCACGCGCTCATCGGCTCCGACGCAGGCACATCGCTGAAGACGATGCTGCAGCGCCTCGTCCCGCAGTCCGTCGAGGCCCGCACCATGATGGACAAGGTCGGGTTCAGCGCCTACGACTCTCAGGGCAAGTTCGTCGGCCTCGCCAAGATGGCCGGCAACCTCAAGTCGTCGTTCAGCGGCCTCACGCCCGAGGCGAGGAACGCGGCCTTCGCCACGATCTTCGGGTCGGACGCGGTGCGGTCCGCAACGATCCTGTACGAGCTCGGTTCGCAGGGTGTGCAGAAGTACACCCGCGCCGTCAACGACCAGGGTGCGGCCGGACGTATGGCCGCCATTCAGACCGACAACCTCGTCGGCGACCTGGAACGCCTCCGCGGCGCCATCGAGACCGCGCTGATCGAGGGCGGCTCGTCGGCGAACGGTGCTCTGCGCGACATGACCCAATGGGTCACCAAGCTGGTCAACGCCTACAACGACTTGCCGCCCGGGTTGCAGCACGCCGTCACCCTGCTGACCGGCATCGGTGGCGCGGCAACTCTTGTCGCCACCGGTCTCATGCTGATGCTGCCGAGGATCGCCGCCACCCGAACCGCTCTGACTCAACTGGGCATCACGGCCGCCCGGACCCGGGTCCTGATGAACGGCCTAGGCCGTCTCGGGATCGTCGTGGCCACCCTAGAAGCCATGTCGTATGGCGCGGACAAGCTGAAACTCGCCTTCGAGGACGCGCCCCCGAACGTGACCAAGCTGGGCAACGCCCTCATCAATTTCGCCCGATCCGGGTCCGCGGCAGGCGAACTGAGCAAGAAGTACGGCAAGGACATGGACGGCTTCGGCGAGGCCGTCGCCCGCCTCGCCCACCCCGGCGCCCTGGACCGGATCGGCGACTCCCTTTACACGATCACCCACCTCGGGTCGGACTCCCAGGGCCTCGATGAGGCCCGCAACAAATTGACGGCCATGGACGACGCCCTGAAGAGCCTGGTCGAGGGGGGCGCCCCCGACGTGGCGGCGCAGGCCTTCAGCAGGCTGGCTAGGGAGGCTGAAGCCCAGGGCACCTCAACGGAGAAGCTGCGCACACTGCTTCCCGGCTACGCGGAAGCACTGACCCAGACGGACACCCAGTCGAAGCTCTCGGCAGGCGCTCAGGCCAAGCTCGGCGAAGAGGTCGGCCTTACGGCAGACCAGCTCCAGGACCAGCGGACTGAGGCGGAGAAGCTGGCCGACGCCCTCAAGGGCCTCAACGGCGGCGCCATCTCGGCAGCCGAGGGAGAGATCAGCTTCCGGCAGTCTCTGGCCGAACTGAACGATGCCGTGAAGGAGAACGGCCACTCCTTGGACGTGTCCACGGAGAAGGGCCGCGCGGTCAAGGGCGCGTTCCTCGACGCCGCCAAAGCGGCCCAGGATCACGCCCAGGCAGTCGCCGAGCAGACGAACTCCCAGACGGCCGGCCAGAAGGCGTTGGAGACGGACATCGGCCTGCTGAAGAAGCAGATGCGGGCGGCCGGGTTCTCGACGGACGCCATCAAGAACCTGATCGGCGCGTTCGCCCAGATGCCGCCGTCGGTGGCGACGAAGGTCGACGCGAAGACCACCGCCGCGATGAGTGACTTGGAGGCGGTCAAGAACAAGGTCGCCTCGATGAAGGGGCGCACCCTCACAATGAAGGCGCCGACCGCTGAGGCGCGCGCCCAGCTGGAAGCCCTCGGCTTCAAGATCAAGAACACGAAGGGTAAGCAGGTCGTCATCACGGTGCCGACCGGCGGCCAGAAGCGCGCCGTCGACGCCCTCGCCGCCGCGATTCGGGCGCTGCACGACAAGTCCGTGAGTGTGACCACCACCTTCGTCACCAAGGGCAGCAAGTCTGCGGTGGCGCCCGCGCACCGCGACTATGGGGCACAGGCCGACGGCAGCATCCTGTCGTTCTACGCGGACGGCGGCATGCGGCGGGAGAACCACGTCGCGCAGATCGCCAAGAAGGGCAGCTGGCGGGTATGGGCGGAGGACGAGGCAGGCGACGAGGCCTACATCCCCCTCAACCCCGCCAAGCGGCCCCGCTCCCGGCAGATCGCCGCCGAGACTGTGAAGCGGCTCGGCGGGCAGGTGGCGTGGTTCGCTAACGGCGGCATCCCCGGTTTCACGTACTCGCCGACCGGCATGCCGGTCCTGGGTGGTCCGTCGGATGCGAGGAAGCGTTACGACCAGGAGATCGAGGACCTCAAGAAGGCGTGGGCCGATCTCACCAAGGCCCTGGCCGACCAGAAGAAGGCGGCCGACAACCTGCGGGCCGCGGAGAAGAACCTCGCCTCCGTCCGCAAGGGCCACCACACCGCGGCCCAGCTGCGCTCGGCGCAGGAACGCGTCGACAAGGCGAAGTCGTCGAAGAGGGCCGCGGACAAGACCGTCGCCAAGGAGCGCAAGGACGTCTACGCGGCAGACGCGGAGCTGGGGCTGAAGAAGGGGGCCAAGGCCCCGAAGTCCTTCAACCTGAAGGCGTATGAGACCCAGCTCGACGAGTCGGTGGCCGCGACGCAGAAGTGGAGGTCCAGCCTGACGAAGATCGGGCAGCGTGGCGGTGCCGAACTCAAGACGATGCTGGAAGGCATGGGCGAGGAAGGCTACGCCCTCGTCAACGCCTTGGCCGGTGCCTCGGACAAGCAGTTCAAGTCCATCGTGTCCAAACTGGAGAAGACCGGCGACCTCGCCAAGGCCACGCTCAAGGATTTCACGAGCCAGCTCAACTCCAGCACCAAGGAGTCCCAGCAGTTCGCCGCCGATCTCCAGAAGCTCGCAGCGTCGGGCTTCGGTGACCTCGCCCAGGCTCTCGCCGCACAAGGCGACGCTTCGGCGATGACGCTTGCCCACCAGGCCGTCGGCTCACCCGCCCAGGCGGCAGCCGCGAATAAGGCCGTCGGCACCGCGCAGGGCGCGCTGTCCGGTGAAGACCTCACCAACGCGCTCACCCTGCTGTCCACCCTGCGCGGCGGCACCGGCCGAGGCTTCACCGACCTGATCGCGGCGGGCCTCGACGTGGCCACCATCCGCGACCTCGTCCCGAAGATGACCGCCCAGATCAAGGCCCTGCCCGACGCCAACAAGTCGACATTCGTCAGGCAGTGGAACCAGCAGGGCGGCGTCGCCATGGCGGCAGGCGGCATCCTCACCCGGCCCACGATGGTGCTGGGAGCCGAAGCCGGGGTGCCCGAGTCTTGGATCCCGTGGAACAGCTCGGCACGCTCCCGGGCGTTGCTCGCCAAGACCGCATCGGCCATGGGGTATCAGCTCACCCCGGCCGGACGGTACGGGGGCGGCGCGTCGGTTGCGGCCGTGGCCCGGGAGGTCACCAAGCAGATCACCGTCAACCTCTACGGCGCCGGGCAGACCACTGCCGAACAGGCGATGGACGTTGCCCGCCACATGACGTTCGTCGGCTGACGAAGGGAGCGGGATGGATGGGATGAGCGCCACGCTGGGGGCGGTCACGCTGGGGGCCGTCGACGACTCCGGCGTGGACTGGCGCTTGATGACCCTGGAGGGATGGGACTCCCCGGACTCACGGAGCGAATTCACCGACCGTGAGTCCGACCATGGGGCCTGGGCATCCCCGGTCTACCTGTCTTCCCGGCCAATCACCCTGGCCGGCACCATCCTCGCCCCCTCCCAGGCCCTCCTCGAATCGGCCATGGACCAGCTCCGGGCAGCGGCCGGCCTCACCGACACGCTGCTGACCGTGTGGGAGACCACCCCGAAGCAGTGCGTGGTGAGGCGCTCCGGCAAGCACCTCGTGCAGTACCTGACCGACACTAAGGCCTCGTACTCGGTGCTGGTGACAGCCCCAGATCCGCGCCGCTACAGCACCACACTCAGCACCGGCACGACCGCCCTGCCGTCCACCAGCGGCGGCCTCACCTTCCCGATCACCTTCCCGATCACCTTCTCGGCGACGGCGGTGGCAGGATCCATCACCGCGGTGAACGCAGGCAACGTCGACACCCGCCCGGTCCTCACCATCACCGGGCCGGTCGTCGCACCGTCCGTGTCTGCCCTGTACCCGGACGGCACGGTGCGCCAGCTCATCTACTCCCTGGACCTGGCCACCGGCGACGTCCTCACCATCGACACCGACGCCCGCACCGTCCTACTCAACGGGTCAGTGTCGAGGCGCCGCTTCCTGAGCGCACCCGCAGGGTGGCCTACCATCCCCGCCGGCGCCGCCGTCACCTACCAGTTCCAGTCCTCGACCTACAACGCGACCGCACGGCTGACCGCCACCTGGCGCTCGGCCTGGATGTAAGGAGGCACCATGCCCGTAGACGTGTGGGCCCTCGACACGCTCGCGTTCTCTGGCCTGGAAACCCGACTCGTCGACTCCATGCTGTCCATGGGCAACGGGACCGCCCTCGGCTCCCGATCGGGCGTGCGCCCCGGCGACCCGGGCCTGACCGTCACCCTGGCCGGCACCACCATCAACTGCTCAGCGGGCGTCGCCCTGGTCGCCTACCCGGGGCAGGGCGTCTACCGGGCGGCGTTCCCGTCGACCGTGTCGCCGGGCACGTACACGGCCGCGCACGCCACCCTCAACCGCATCGACCTGGTCTACCTGCGGGTCTGGGACAACGCGGTCGACGCGTCCGGCCTACTCAAAGCGGACATCGTCTACCTTGCTGGCACGGCGTCCGCGTCGCCGGTAGCCCCGACCCCGGCGGGCACCCAGATCTACGTTCCGCTGGCCACGATCACTGTGCTGTCCGTCTCCAACGGCGGCACCGCCTCAGTGTCGACCGCGGTGCGGCCCTACGCGGTGGCACCGGGCGGCATCCTGCCCGCCTCGTCCGCACCGACCGGCCTGTACATCGGGCAGTACTACGACGACGGCACCGGTCTGCTCCGCTGGAACGGCACGAACTGGCGACAGATCAGCCCCTACACCCCGGTCACCAGCACCCAGGTCAGCCAGCCGGGCTCGTTCACCGCAGGTACGTTCACCGACTTCCCCTCGGGTAACTGGCCGGCGTTGTCGTTCACCGTGCCGCCCAGCGGTCTGGTGTGGATCAGTGTCGGCGGGGCGGTGATGAACACCAACACGGCGACGTCGTCGGGCTGGCTGGCCTGGCGGGCGTCCGGTGGCGTGACCGAGGGGGCCTCCGAGGCGAACGGCCTGTCCACCCACGGCACCCGCAACTACGGGACGCGCAGGGTGCTGCGCTCCTGGACGCCGGGTGCGAGCGTGACGATCACCCCGCAGTACCTGTTCAGCTCGGTCGGCACGCTGACCACCGTCACCCGCGCCGACAACGGGCTGCTGGCCGTCGAGCCGGTCGCCACCGCATGACCGCCGTCTCACTGGCCTGGTTCGGATGCGACCTGCGAACGGGAGGCATCGTCGAGGACCTGCCGTCCCTCAAGCCGACGGGCCCACTGTCACGGAAGCTCGGGGACAGCACCACCGTGCAGTTCGAGCTCGCACTGTCCGGTGCCGCCGCGAGCTGGGAAGAGGCCACCACACCGGGCAGCAGCGTCCTGGTCGCCGTCGACACCGCCACCGACCTGCCCGTGTGGGCGGGCGCGGTGCTGCCCAGGGAGGGCGGCAGCGCGCAGACCGTGCAGCTGGGAGCGGCCACCCTAGAGAGTTATCTGGGCGCCCGCTACCCCGGCACCCAGACGCTCCTGTCCACCGACCAAGCGTCCGTCATGACCGCACTGGCCACCCCGGCGCTCACCGGCGGGCCGCCGTTCGTCATCGACAGCGTGGCCACCGGCACGACGATGGACTACCTGAGCGCCGACGGCGACGACAAGACGATCCTGGCCTGCCTCAACGAAATCATGGGCCTGGACGGCGGCCCCGAGTGGACCATCGACGTCGTCTGGAACGCGGCGCACAGCGGCTTCCAGTTCCCGCTGCGCGTGCGCAAGGCGATCGGCATCCAGGCAGACACCGCTGTCACCTTCGACTTCCCCGGCTGCGTGAACGCCTACTCGCTCGCCGAGTCGTATGAGGCAGGCAAGGGCGCCAACGTCGTCATCGCCCGCGGTGAAGGCGAGGGATCCTCCCGCCTCTCTTCCAGCACCTACACGGCAGCCGAGCTGATCTCTGCCGGATGGCCGCGCTGGGAGTACCGGTACACGCCCGCGACCGGCGTCACCGACCCCGACCAGCTGAACGCGCATGCCGTCCAGACGCTGGCCCTGATGGCGCCGGGCGGCCAGGTGTGGAGCGTCGAGGCGGTCGCCTCCCGGGCGCCACGCCTCGGCCAGGACTGGGGACTTGGCGACAGCGTCCACCTGGCCGTCGAGACCTCCCCCCGGCACCCGCGGGGAGCGGATGTGACCGCGCGCTGCTGGGCCTGGGAACTCGACGCCGGCGCGGACCGTGTCCGCCCGATCCTTGTGGAGGACTGATGCCCAAACAGCTCGACCAGATGCCCACCGACCCCACCACCCTGGCACGGAAAGTCGCCGCCCTAGAACGGCAGATGACCGAACTACGGGCGGCCCGCCGTATGGGTTCCGCCTCCGTGGGGCGGCTCCGTATCTACAGCGACGACGGACAGACCCTCCTGGCCGAGCTCGGGCCCACCGGTGACCTCGGCGGCGGGCTGACGACCTACGGCAACCTGGGGGGTGGCGAGGAGATCCCGGTGGTCGCCTCCCTGACCTCTGGGGAGCTCAGCTTCCAGCCCGCCGAGTCACAGGTCGCCGATGTGCCGGCCAGGGTCTCCTACGACACGATCCCCGAGGCCGGCAGCGACTTGCAGTTCTCGTCTGGCTCCATCCTGGAGACCGACTGGGCGGCCGTAGTGGACCTCAACTCGGCCTCTGGTGGCCGGGCGAGCGTCCTACTCAACGGCTTCCGGGAGCTCGACGGCGCGGGTGAGAGCGGCCCGTGTGACCTGGACCTCACCGGGATCCTGACCGCCGCCAGCTGGGCCTACGGCACGGTCACCATCACCCCCTCCGCGCCGAACACCCCCACATCGCAGGTCGTATCGGGTCTCGACGTGCAGGGCAGCACCTTCTTCGCGTTCGCCGCCCCTCAGACCGCCGCGCCTGGCACCAACGTGACCGGCGTAGGCACCAATGCGGTTACCTCCGGCGGCCTGACGGTGTGGGTGACCCGGACCAACACGACCGCGACTGTCGTCAATTGGATGGTGATCGGACTGTGAGCGAGACGAACACGGACACCGCAGGGACCGAACCCCTACCGACCCCCGACCCGATCACCTTCCAGCCCGCCATGTACTACGCGGCCGTGGTCCGGGACGACAATCCCAACTGCCCGAACTATGCGCAGAGCTTCGAGGTACCGGAGCTGTACTCGAACGGCGGCAACCCGACCGTCGTGTGCGGCCTGAGGGTGTGCCGCAAGCCCATGACGATCATGTCGGCCACTCTGCTCGACCCGCAGCCCGAAGTCTCCTGACCGTCCAGCCCGCGCCCCGGCCCCCGAGAGGCGCCCTTTTTCATGCCCAGAGAGGGGCCCGCCTTGACCAAGACCGGTCCGCAGAGATACCCCGGAGCGTCGACCGCCTACTGGTACGGCACGAAGTATCCGGGGTCGGCGATGGAGTCGAACGTCATCGTCTGGCACACCACCGAAGGAACCAGCCTGCCGTCCTACGACGGCGGCTCGATGGCCCCGAACTTCACAGCGGTCCCGGACTTCGCCGCGCAACGCCTCGCCTGGTACCAGCATTTCGACTTCGACGTTTCCTCCCGCGCCCTGCGCAACCTGACGGGCGGCGTCGAGACGAACACCCTCAACGTGGGCCAGGTGGAGATCGTCGGCACCTGCGACCCGAGCACGCACACGAAGTGGACGGCCGCCGGCATCCGGCACCTGTACACGCCGGAGCTGCCCGCCTGGGTGATTCGCGACCTCGCCGCCTTCGCGAAGTGGGCCAACGATCAGCACAACGTGCCGCTGTCGAGCGGGCTGACGTTCAAGGCGTACCCGGGCAGCTACGGCACCAGCAACGGCGTCCGCATGAACGGCACCCAGTGGACCAACTTCACCGGGCACTGCGGCCACCAGCACGTTCCCGAAAACGACCACGGCGACCCGGGAGCCTTCCCGATGGCCGCCATCCTCGCCGCCGCCAAGAACGGCACCACCCAGGAGGACGACGTGGCGCTCACCGACGCCGACATCAACAAGGTCGCGGACGCGGTCTTCAAGAAGCTCCTGAAGACCGACGGCGTCATCAACGCCCCCGCGGACGCATCCGACTACAACACCAACAAGTTCTGGGCGTGGCAGACCCACATCCAGGACGTCACCACCCGCGTCCGGGACCTCGGCCGGAAGATCGACGCCCTGTCCGCAGTGGAGCTGTCGGACACACAGATCGCTGCGCTCGCCTCTGCTGTCGCCGCGGACCCGGCCCTCGCCGAGCAGATCGCGGAGAAGGTCGCCGTCAAGCTCGCCGAACGGCTCGCCGAGTGACCGGCCTGGACTACGACTGGGAGTTCCTGGAGGACGGCAGGACTATCGAGCCGATCTCCATCGGCATCGTGGCCGATGACGGGCGCACCTACTACGCCGTGAACGGCCTGCTGGCCGCGCGGGGATGGAAGGGCTGGCGGTTCCGGCGGCGAGTGCGCAAGCACAAGTGGCTGATGGAGAACGTCGTCCCCAACCTGCCGAAGCCGTCCGGCGACTGGAACAACCACATGCCGCAGTCGTGGCTGTTCAACTACCACGACCCGGCCGTGAAACCCATCGAGCGGATCGCCCGCGAAGTCCGCGACTTCATCCGCGACTCCGGCGACGACGTCGAACTCTGGGCGAACTACGGCGCCTACGACCACGTCTGCCTCGCCCAACTGTGGGGGCCGATGGTCGACCTCCCCGACGGCGTACCGATGTTCACCAACGACATCCAGCAGGAAGCCCGCCGCCTCGGCATCGGCTGGGACGAGCTCCCCAAGCAGGAGGGCAGCGAGCACAACGCGCTCGCCGACGCCCGCCACAACCAGACCGTCCGGCGCTGGCTCGCCGAACAGGAAGCGAGAACACCATGAAGATCTTCGGCAGAGAGCCCGTCTACCTGCTCGGCTTCATCGCCGCCCTGCTTCAGGCACTGTCGGCGTTCGGCGTCGACATCTCCGACGGCACCCAGACCGCGATCAACGCCGCCTCCGCTGCCGCCGTCGGCGTCATCACCGCGATCGTCCTGAAGAACGGCGCACTCGCCGCGATGCTCGTCCAGTTCGCACAGGCCGTCATGGCCCTCTGCGTCGGCCTCGGACTCGACTGGTCCGCCGACCACCAATCCAAGGTCATGGCCGCGATCGCCGCGCTCATCACCCTGTGGCTGCGCGAACGCGTCACCGCCCCCGTGCCAGCCGTGAGCCTCGAACAGTCCAGCCCCGTGAAGGCAGGACCGACGGGCGTCTGAGTAGGTGGACGGTTTACGGCTCGGGGAGGGCGCGCGGTGAGTGAGGTCTTCGGCATCAACGCGAGCGACGCCGGACTCGGTGCACTCCTCACCTTCGTCATCCTGCTGATCCTGACCGGCCGGCTCGTACCCAGACGCACCCACGAAGACGCCATCGCTGATCGCGACAACTGGCGGCAGGCATACCTGGAGTCCGAGAAGGCCCGCAAGGTCGAGCACGAGCAAACCGGGGAGCTCCTGGAGATGGCACGGCTCGGCGGGCACATCCTCACCGCACTACCCCACCCGGGGCACGCGGACGAGGAGGTGAGCGGCGGTGATCGCATGGATCAGGCGCCTCGCACCCGGACGTGACCGGACCGAACAGCGGCCCTCCGAGGTTGCCTTGGAACGGGCCATCGCAGCACGCGAGCAGGCAGAGGCCCGGCAGCCCCTCGTCACTGCCGTTGCCGCGAAACTCCGCCGGGCCCGCGAGGAGAACCACTTCCGCGAGCGGATCGAGGCCGCGTTCAGAGGAGCACCGCAGTGAGAGAGATGGGCGTCGACATGTGGGTGAACATGGTTGCGTCGGCGCTGGCCACGCTGGTCTGTGCTGCATTCGTCGTCACCTACCACGTGAAGACCACGTGGTGGCGGTCGGAGACGGGCCGCAACTTGATGGGTCTGCCGGCCGCGATCGGGCTGCTGTTCTTGTACACCGTCCTGGTCACCCTGTGGCCTGATGGCTGTTTCGCCGTCGTCATGCGGGGCGTGCGGACCCTGCTCGCACTGGCGATCAGCGCGCTGATCGCGCAGCGCATCCGCATCCTGCTGCAAGCCCAGCGGGAGTCCCGTGATCGAACTGGAGTGTGACCGATGCCGGACGATGAACCCCCGCCCCCGTTCTGGCTGTCGCCGTACCCGTTCCGCGAGCCGCCACCGATGCCGCCTCCCGACGACGACGAGGACTGACCGCGCCCCCGCAGCTTCGGCTGCGGGGGCGTTTCCGTGTGTCCGCAAACGAACGAAAGATGGGCTCGCGCCGCGCAAGTACGTTGCCGCAGGACAGTTCTGACGCAAACTCGTGTCCTCAACTATGTCGCACAAACGGTTCGAGTATCGCTACACTAGGGTTATGAGAATCGGATACGGGCGGGTCTCGACCCGCGATCAGCACCCCGAGGCACAGGAGGACGCCCTCGCCGCAGCGAACTGCGACCGCATCTTCGTCGACAAGGCGTCCGGCAAGCTCGCCTCTCGACCCGAGCTCGACAAGGCCCTCATCGCCGCACGCGAAGGAGACGAGCTCGTCATCACCAAGTTGGACCGGCTCGGCCGCTCCCTGAAGAACCTCATCGAGCTGTCGGACCGGCTGCGAGAACAGAAGGTCGATCTCGTCGTCCTCGACCAAGGCATCAACACGAGCACGCATACGGGCCGCATGTTCTTTCAGATCCTCGGCGCCATCGCAGAGTTCGAGCACGCCATGATGGTCGAACGCACCCACGACGGACTCGCCGCCGCCCGTGCGCGGGGGAGGGTCGGGGGCAGGAAGCAGGCCCTCAAGCCCCGCCAGGTCAAGCTCGCTCAGGAGATGTACGACGAGCTCGGCGACGACGGTAAGCGCAAGCACACGGTGCAGGACATCGCCGACGAACTCGGCGTCGCCCGCACCACCATCTACCGGTATCTGGAAAGGACCCAAGCATGATCAGCAAGTCGGGCCGTTACTGGTCCACTGGCATCACCGTGACCTGGGCACCCCTCGCCGAGCGCATCCACGACGAGCCATACGGAGGCTGGCACGCCAAGCTCGACTACAGCGACGACGGGTTCGCCAACAACGATCCCGACGCGGGGCATGTCTCCACTGAAGGGACGCTGTACACCCGCTACCCAGTGCGCAATGCGAAGATCCGGAGCGGACTGTCCGTAGCTGTGGACGCGCTGCTCGCCGACGCGCAGCGGCTCGGCATTGAGTTCATCACCACCAGCGCCTACCCGGAGCCCTGGCTGTACTACCGGGGTGACGGCGAGGACACCGAGCACCCGCCGCCGGACGGCTGGCGCGAGACACTGGCCGCGGAAGCGGAGCGAATTGGGTTCCGGTCCTACGCCACGCCCGCAAAGTGAGCGAGCGCCCCGCCCAGGCAAATTGGGCGGGGCGCTGCTGCGTCAGCCTACTGGCTCTCGATCGAGAAGCCGTCGTGCCCGACGCAGAGGACGTCTGGGCAGTACCAGAGGACGGACACGTCGGGGTTCACGGTGTCGCTGCCGTCGTCTTGGATGCGGCGGTCGACGCGGCTGGTCTTGCCGCAGTGAATGCAGGGTGCGGGTCGGAGGCGGCTGGCTTCGGACTGGCTGTAGATGGTCTTCGGTCGGCTCATGTCTGGACGGTAAGGCCATTTCGCCGAGACGTTCCCCCCGCTCCTCCTGGCGCCCCGTGCCACACTGTCCGCAGGCCCGCCTCGCCACCCCCGTCGAGGCGGGCGCTTGCTGTCAGCCGGCCTGGTGTTCTTGCTTCTTCTCCACCCAGAGGTCGCGGACGCTGGTGGTGAGGGTGCCTTCGCTCTGCTCGTAGTGGGAGAGGGCGACACCGAGGCCGAAGAAGGTGGGTGCCCATTCGCCGACGAAGATGCCCCAGCGGTCGGCGCGGGCGAGGTCGGCGTGGCCGCCGGGTTCGGCGTTGAGGCTGGTGGCCCAGGTGAAGACGGACAGGCCGATGGAGACTATGGCTGCGGTGTAGGCGTGTTCGCTGCGGATGCCCATGTCGTGCAGACTCTTGATGATCATTAGTTGCTCCGTTCGTGTGGGGGTTCACGGGTCGGAGTGCCCATCGAGCCATGCCCTATTCGAGCCGTTTGCCGGATATGCCGTTTTCTATGAACCATCTGGAGCGGCGCCAGAGCGAAGAAGACGACAGCGCGGAAGGCGAAGAGCGCCTAACCGTCGAGGTAGCCGAGCTCCGTGTCGGGCCGGCAGGCTCCGCAGGCTTTGACCCCGTCGGCGAGCGCCCGTAGCGCTTCGTCCCGGCCGATGCCCCGGATGCGTTTGCCGGCGTTCCAGCATCCGCCGACGTGGACCTGGACGGGCGGCGCGTCCCGGTTGAGGCCGACTTCGAGGAGCCAGTCGGGCGGGGGCGGCCGACGTTCGATGCCCGTCTGCCGTTCGGCTTCCCGCTTTTCGGCTGCCGTGATTGCCGCCCGCACCTGGTCGAGGGTGAGGGCGAGCCAGGTCTCCAGGGTGCGGAGTCTGGGCAGGTCGGGCGGCAGATCGGTCACGACTCCAGCTTGCACCAAAATTCGAACACGTGCTCTATTGGGGTCATGGCCCAGCACAAGGTCGACTACCTCACCACCACCCAGGAGCGCATCCTGCGAGTCATCCGCGAGGCCATCGCAGAACACGGGGAAGCGCCGAGCCTCGTCGAGATCGGCGCCGCGGTCGGCCTGCGCAGCCGCGCCTCCGTCCACTACCAGCTGGGCGAACTGGAGGCGAAGGCAGCGATCGTCCGCGAGCCGCGGCGGTCAAGAGGGATCCGGCTCACGTGAACGCGGAACGCTTCCACCTCACCCTCACGTCCGCCGGCCGCCCGGTGATGCAGGGCTGGTGGTCGCTGGAGGCGACGGCGCGGGATCAGTTGGCGGTGTGGGTGGGGAGCTGGGGCACCCTGCCGGACGCCCGCATCACCCTCGTCGACGAGGAGACGGACGTCGTGTTGACGACCTGGCCGGAGGAGCCATGAGGCTCTGCCATGCTTCCCGCATGATCCCTGAGGAAGTCCCGGCCGTAGATGAAGCCCCCGCGGTAGTTGAGGAAGGCGCCGCCGTCGAGGACGTGTACGGAGACGCCCCGCCGGTCGACGAGTACCGCTTGTCGCGCGGCCCGGTTGTCAGTGCCGGCTCGTAGCATGGTCGTATCCGTTGCAGGCATCTAGCCAAGCGCGGGTTTGCTGCTGTCGCCCCCTGTCGAGCGTGGAACCCCGACAGGGGGTCGCTGCTTTCAGGCGGTGGCTTCTGCCGGGTGCCGGACGGCCTTCTTGACGGCCATCTCCACGTCGACTCGGCTCGCCCCTTCGGCTGCCGCGTGTTCGGTAACGGCGGTCTGGAAGGCGGCTGCCGCGTCGATCAACGCTTGCCGGGCGGCGTCGAGGTCGTCAACGCCGGGGGAGAGGTAGTGCTGGTGCGCGCGGACGGCGGCCTGCTCAAGCTGCACGAGGTCTTCGAAGGTGTGTGCCACTCGGGGATCTTAAGCGGCCGTCGTGACGTCTCCGCGCGTGACCCGGTCGAGCTCGGCGAGCAGCCGCTGGTACTCGGCCCGCTGCGCCTCCGACAGGGGTGGCGCCGGGTGTCCACGACCGGCCCACAGGGCGCGGATGCGCTCGTTGAGCTCGGCCGCAAGGTCGGCGGCCGTGCGCGACGGAGAGCGCTCCGGGGGAGTGGGGGACACGCCGTGATTCTATCGACGACCACTGTCAACGACTCATGAGGCGGGCGGCTGTCCGACGTAGGTTCCGCGCCCCTGCACCTTCCACACGACCCGCTCCTCAACAAGAACGTCGAGAGCGCGGCGCACGGTGGTCCGGGCGATCCCGTACTCCTGCACCAGCCGCGTCTCCGAGGCGATCGGCCTGCCTTCCGCCCAGTCGCCGCGCGCGATCCGGGCCTTCAGGATCTCGGCGAGCTGCCGATAAGGAGTGACAGGACCCTCGTGGTCAATCTCCGCGTCCGGATCAGTCGCCATGATCCGAAGCTAGACAGGGCACCACAAGCCAGCATCTCGGGCTACGTATCGAGACGTCGCGAGACAGACCGATACAAGCAGGACTAGCCTGCAATTGCACGAGACCCCCGCGGCCGCGGTCACGGCCCGGGGGCATGGCCAACGCTGTTGAGGAGCGTCGACGTGGACGAGCCTACGGAACCCCCGCCTGAGCACCAGACCGCCGACGAACCGTGCCCCTGCGGCAGCCGCGACCATTCGGGCATCCGCATCGGAGAACGGTTATCACCCAGCGGCGCAGGTCTCGGCCCCGTCTACGTGTGCCCCGCCCAATCACCCGCCGGATTGCGAGGCACCCTGTGACCGGGGCGGCCGGCGAGCTACGCGACGTGTGCGGGCCCTGCCGGATTGGCGAGTGCGGGCACTGCGACGGGAACGTCGATCTACAGGCGGGGGCCGGGCCGGCTGTGCCGCTGACGCGATGCGGCCACCGCTGCCACCGCAAGCGGGTGGCCCGTATCGAGCGGTCCTGACCCTTCCCGGGTGGCGCTCATGCGCTCGGCAGGGTTACCCGCAGGAACGTTTGGCCAACGCCCCACCAGCGGTTACGCAAAGAGACAGCATGTCGACTAAAGGTCAACAAATATGCAGGGGACACCTTCCCACACGGCCGAAACTCGGCTTTACTCGTGACCCGGGCGCCCCCCAACGCCCGACATGAAAGCGCTCACTGCTCACGCATGGGCGCAAGACGAACCAACCAACGATCCATCGGCAAAATCAGATCGGACGTTTCCAGGGGGCGACCTAAATGGTCGAGGCGAGTACGCACCACACGGAACGCAACAGCGTCCACCAGCAGCCCCAACGCGTGCGCCTGCTCCTCGGTCAGCGACACCACACCCAGCTCAGCCGTATAGGAAGCATGCGGCTGACGCTGACCACGCCACCACGACGATACGAGCATCGCCGACCTGCCGCCCGGGTCCAGGCACTCCACCGTCTCGTGCCGAAGCATCGCGCCTTCGTGGACGCCAAGCCGCTCCGCAAGCTCCACCGTGGCGGCGCGCGGGCGGGTGTCGGTGGTCTCGCTGGAATACGGCCACTCGGCGTCCGCGTCCGTGAGAGTGCGCATAGGTGGAGGATGCGCCACATACACGGCCCGGCGCTGCTCGCCTTCCAGAACGCCGGCCCGGCGCAGGAGAACGTAGGCGAGACGCACCGTTTGTTCGTGAACGCCGAGTTCGGCAGCTAGCTCGGCTCTCGAAGGCAGATCCTGGCCCGGCCGCCACTCGCCGGCGGCGATACGGCGCTGGATGTCAGCAGCGATCCGCCTGTGGCGCGCAACTGGCGGCATCCGGACCCCTGGCGACGATCATGACGTGGAGTCCGACGCTAGGGGCATCCTCCGGGCCTTGATATATCCAGCCTGCGACCTGGCATGTGTCGCAGAGCGCCAAGTACTGTCCATAACCGAACACATGTTCACCCGATCGCGTGAACAGCTGTCAACCAGCGCATTCCGGCAAGCGAGACGGGAATCAGAGCCACACCCCGTCAGTCAGTCCAACCCAGGAGAGCGGGCATGAACCTCCAGCAGATCCTCGACACCTACGAGTGGGAGGAAGGGGTCTGCTTCCGACATCCATGCAAGGGCGAGGTGTCGACGGCTCACATCAAGACGATCCGGCCGCCCGCGGGGGGCATTCAGGATGTTCGCGCATGCCAGGGCTGCGTGTTGGAAATGGAGGCCCAGCGAGCCGGGGCGGCCGAGCGGTGTGGGCAGACCTATGTGCCGGGAAGTCTCCAGCGGGACGAGTAAGGGCTGGTAGGAGGCGCTGTGGAGGTCCTCCCCGTGGGGAGCGCCGGGGGAGAATGGTGCCACTGGGGAGTGATCGGGGAGATCCAAGATGAACGGATGCGATGCGCAACGCTCGACTATGCATCGCTAAGCTCGACAAAGAATGGCAGGTCAGAAGGCGTTTGAGGGTCACTGCCGGAATCGGCGCAGGATCGCGCCGGATGTGTAGCCATACGGAGAACATCTGGCTGCGTACCAAGCGGTACAACGCCAGTGGCAAGGTCGTCTCCGGCACCGGAGGCGTCTGCTATCTGTACTTCCCCGCGCACCTTTCCCCAGCTCAGCGACGTGCACTGGCGAAAGTAGGCGTCTGCTGACCACGCAGCCGAGGGCCCTCCCGGCGCACGGGAGGGCCCTCATTCCTTCTTGATCCTTTGAGCTGGGGAGAATCTGGGGAGATCCACTAGGCGGAGCTCTCGAACCAGTTCTGCATCGCTGTCCGGCCCCGGCCATCCGCCTCGGGCATCATGTGCGCATAGATCCGGAGAGTGATCGACGGATCCGCGTGGCCCAGCCACTTCGAGACTGCCACGATCGGCTCCCGCGCGTCCAGCTGCACGCTGGCGAAGGTATGCCGCAGGGCATGAAAGCCGTTCTCCCGGCTCTCCTCATAGGTCAGCACCGTCCGGAAGAAGCCCGGCCTGTGCCGGACCGGATGCTTCGTCTCCACGGCCGCCGGGATGACCCCGGCAGCGGCCAGCGCCGGCTTCCAGATGCGCGTGTCGAAGCCGTCTCTGCGGATCGCTCCACCCCGTGCGGCCGTCAGGATCAGAGCGTGGGTCTGCGGAGCCCTTTCATCCCTCTCTCGCTCCGTCTTCGCAGGACGGGGATCCTTCCACGGCAACTCCACCGGGACAGCAGGACGACGCTCCAGAGATTCACTGATCCGCTTGAGGAGGTACTCGGGAACCGGCACCTCCCGCGTCTTCTCACCCTTCGGCAGGGCGAACGCCAGCTTGGCCCCGACCTTCTTCACCTGGCGGCGGACCAGGATGCGCCCGCCCTCGAAGTCGATGTCGTCCACCGACAGCCCGAACACCTCTCCGGAGCGCAGCCCGGCACCCACGCCGAGGTCGACACACAACTGGAAGCGTTCGTCCATCGCGGCCTGAACGGCGAGCACTCGGTCCTTCGTCCACGCCCGGGCCTTGGCCGGAGGTCGTGCGGGCACGCGGAGCGTCGTCTGCCGCCGGCACGGGTTCCGCGTCAGCCGTTCGTCGTCGATCGCCGACTGGAAGATGGCGGAGAGGTAGCGCCAGCACTCATTGGCGGTTCCGGGGCCAGCGGTTTCCTTGAGGGTCTTGAGCCACTCGCCGAGCTGCTTCGTCTTGATCGAGTTGAGCTGGTAGGTGCCGAGGTGCGCGACGATGTGCGTCCACACGCGGCCCTTGACGGTGAGTTCGGTAGTGGGGTTGTCGTAGTCGCGGCGCGGCCACCACTCCTGCTCGATGTAGTCGCCCAGCAGCATCTGTCCACGCCGCGGGTCGATGAACTCACCAGCGGTCGACTCGTGCTGAGCCTTCGCCAGCCATGCGTTCGCACCTTCAGGGCCGTGCAGCTTCTCGAACGACCGGTCCTTCACTCCTGGGATGCCGGCGACCCTGTATCTCTTCCCCTTGCCCCAGCGCTCCGTCTTGCGCTTCTGGCCGGTCGAGGGGTCCGGCTTCTTCGTCATCCACCGGTCTTCGATGTAACCGGGCATATGGCCCCCTCGTGCTTACCCGTCAGGCCGCGGACGCCTCGGGCGGATCCATCGTGATGATCTCACCCTGCCACAGCTGGAACCACTGGCCTCCCGCGAGGAAGCGCTCAGTTGCGGGGTTCATGGCCCGGACGAAATCGTCCGCCGTTGCAGCACTGGCGACGTGGACGGCGACAAGGCCGCGACGTTCTCGGATCTCCACGCATTTACGGAGGTCGATCTGGTCATCCACCTCGTATGTGACGGTGAGCGGACTGTCGGGGGAGTTGACGCTGATGATCTGACCGCGCCAGATCTGGAACCAGCAGCAGTTGGCGAGGAACCGTTTCAGCTCGGCGTTGAGGGCTGCGGTGTAGGCGGCGGCCTCGGCGTCTTCGTGGATGCTGACGTCTATGCGGCCCCGCGATTCCTGCAGGTCGACGAGGCGTCCGGGTTCGAGGTCCAGCGTGGTCCTGTACACAACGCGCAGCATGCGGCGCCCTCCCGTTGGTGCGGTGCGCTAGGGCTTCGTGTGCCGGAAGCGCACGGTTGTGGAAGGGTACGCCGCGTAAACGAGTGGCGACAATCCGTTCACGCGATTGTCTACATGGGGACTTTTCCGGTCAGGTGATCCCGTGCTAAGTCGACTCTGCTAGTCGTCCTCGCGGCGGGCCCGCTCGTCCGCTTCGATCATCGCCCGCCAGCGACGCAACTCCGCCTCGGGCATGTCACCTAGGTGCGCGACGATGATGCGCACGTCGTCGTTGTAGCCCGCCAGCTCAGTCGCTTCGTATTCGAGCCATTGAGAGGCGGCGGCGGCCTTGAGGCGGCGTTCGCTGATTCCCAGCGCGTTGGCGAGGGCCTTGATCTGCTTCGGGCTGGGTGCGTTGGCCGGCGGGTTGGTGACGAGGCGCTGAAGGTAGGGCTTGGACAGTCTGGTGCCCGACTCGCGGTCGATCGCACGCTCGGACATCTTGGCGTAGGAGAGGCCGCGATCGTTGGCGTCCTGGATGAGCTTGGAGAGGGCGCCTACAGGGGGGTTGGGCTGGGCCGGGCCTTGGTCAGGGGCGGTGGCCGCTGCCGTCATGTCCTCTTCCTCTCGGGTCACTTCAGATACCGGCTGTCTCTCTAGGGGGTGGGGGGCGTCGCGAAAATACCAGCTCAGTCCGTACAACCATCCGAGATCCGAGACAGTTCGTCTACAGATCAATGCTATCCGGCCACACCCCTCGCCGACAGTCGAGGATGAGTCGTCTCGGATGTGTAGACGACTCGTCTCGACTATGGTTAGCTAAATCAGGCAAGCAGCTCCGCACTACTCGGGGGAAAAGTGAGCCGACGTCCCAATCGTCGCTGGATACTTCGCGACATCTCGGTCTTCAAGCACTTCATGCAGTTTCCGGGTCGAGGACAGTCCTTCTCGGTCCGAACATTGGCCGAAGCGTCCGGGGTGAGTGCCGCCCTGATCGGCAAACTCATCACCGGCGAACAGGACAACGTGGACGTCGATGACGCCACAACCCTCGCGGAGGCCCTCGGTAGCGCGATCTTCCCCCTTTTCGCGCCCCCGTCGTCTCCAGAACCGAACCGAACGTCTCGAAACACCCCCACGATCGAGGAGTAGACATGCCCGGCAAGCCCAAGCCCGCCCCCAAGGGATGGCTCTGGACCGAAGACGCCGCCGAATACATCGGCGTCCACTTCACGACTCTCTACCGCTGGCGCCGTGACCGTATCGGCCCGGCCAGCACACGCCACGGCCAGCGGCGATACCGCTACAAGATCACCGAGCTCGACGCCTGGATGAACGGCGAAACCAGCGACACCGAGCCGGCCCGCGTCGCGGCCTGAGACGGCAAACGCCCCGACCGCCGGGCTCTGACACACCGGCAGCAGGGGCGCCGCGGCCAAAGAGCCGCCGATCCACCCACACATCCCGTAGAGAACAGGAGTGGACCGTGACCATGGTCCCATCTTCGAGCACCCCGCTGGTGTTCACCTTCCCGGAGACCGCGCAGCACGTGCGGTCCGTGATGATCGACGCGCAGCCCTGGTGGGTCGCCGCCGACGTCTGCACCGTGCTTGAGATCGGCAACCCGAGCCAGGCCGTGAGCTACCTGGACGCGGACGAGCGCAGCTCCACCCTCATTACTAGTGAGGGTGGCCAGAGCCGCCCCGCCAACATCATCAACGAGCCCGGCCTCTACTCCCTCATCCTCCGCAGCCGGAAGCCGCAGGCGAAGGCATTCAAGCGCTGGATCACCCACGAGGTCATCCCTTCGCTTCGCCAGACCGGCTCATACTCGCTGACCCCCGCCGCGCCGGCTCTCCCGGACATGGCGACCCCGCAGGGCCGGATGGCTGTGGCCCGCATGCTGCTGGAGTCGACGGAGCGCGAGGTCGAGCTGACGTCGCGGGTCGCGGAGCTGGAGCCGAAGGCTCTCGTACACGACACGCTGATGGTCGCCCAGGAAGGTGACCGGCTGGTCCGCCAGGCGGCGAAGGAACTCGGATGGAAGGAGACGGACCTTCGCGGGTTCCTCCTTGACGAGAAGCTGATCTACCGGCGCCAACGCACCTGCGGAGGCTGGGAGTACGACTTCTACGCGGCTCACGCGGACTGCTTCAACTCGGTCGAAAAGGTCGTCGAGCACTCGTGGGGTCACTGCGCCCACTACACGCTGCACGTCACGCCGCGGGGCCTCTCCTTCATCCAGATGCGCATCTCGAAGCGCCAGGCCGCCATGCGCGCCGCCATCGAGGGCGGTGCAGCGTGAAGTGCGGCGAGCCGATGCCCGGCGACTCCTGGCGCGAGTGCGAGAAGGACCTGAAGCACGCCGGTGACCACAAGTACCTGAACCAGTCGTGGCCCCGGCCGGTGCCGAGTGAGCCCGACCCGGACGTCGAGGCGCTGCTGGACCGGACGCGTCCCGCCAACTCGTGGGGTGTGGACGAGCGGCGCTTCCCGATCGTCGTGGTTGAGACCGTCACCCGCGTGCTGTGGGTGGACGCCGAGAACGAGGACGACGCGATCGCCTACTGGGCGAACGACTACAGCGACATCGACCTGGATGGCACCCGCGTTCTCGACGGCGACCTGGAGTTTCGCAGGCTGGAGGAGTTCGAGCGCGACGGCCTGCGCAGCATGCCGCTTGGGCCCGTCATCGCCTGCCCTGGGTGCGGCGACCTTTCGATGACGCGGGATTGGTTCCACAACCCGCTGCGGAAGTGCCACGGCCCCATCGAGTGGACCGAGACGAAGGCGCCGAACCCGAAGTACCGGTGGAGCCGCAAGTTCCAGAGGACGCCGATCGGCGGCAACCGAGTGGCGGTGGCCGCGTGAACGCCGAGACCTTCAACTCCCTGCACCCGGTCGGCACTCCGGTGCTCGCATACCCGGACTGCCGCCCCGTGGATGACCCGGGCTGCGAGGTGCTCATCACCCGCACCCGGAGTGTGGCGCAGCAAGCCGCCAGCGGCGACGACGTCGTCTGGGTCAACGGGCGCGGCGCCTACATCATCCTCACCCACGTCGACGCGGTCACCGAGGAGGAGTGGGAGCAGGCGCGGGTCGACCGCGATGCGACCACGGCGGCCCGCCGGGCGGCTCTCCTCGACGCGATCCGTGTCCGGCCGGGCGACTGGACGCCGGAGCGGGCGCACTTCGCCTTGAAGCAGGCGGGCTTCGGCTGGGTCGGCCTCCGGACCGTGAAGGCCGACCTGGAGTCCCTGGCCGCCGACGGCCGTCTGACGCCGGTCACCGAAGTGGTCATCCGCCATTACGAGCTGACGGCGGTGACGTCATGACCAGCCGCAAGCAGATCGATCACTTCGCCGTCGCCGCCGCGTGCCGCGCGAACCCTGGCGTGTGGCAGCCGGTCGGCGAGTACAAGGCCACGACGACCGCCCAGGGCATGGTCTGGCACATCCGCCGAGGCAGCACCAAAAACCTGACCCAGCGGTGGGCCTACCTGCCGGTCGGATCGTTCGAGGCCCGGCACGAGCTGACCGAGTTCGGCGCCCGCGTCGAGGCCCGCTACGTCGGCACCGCGGAGCGTCTGGCCGCCGTTCTCGCCCCCACCCACACCACGCCCGAGGAGGGCCAGCAGTGAACAGCAACCCGTCCCGCGTCCTGAACCAGACGGTCGCCCTCGGCGACAACCCGGACGACATCCACTTCGAGGAGCGCATGGGCCACGGCTTCATCGTCCTCGGCGGTATTTCGATCGCCGTCAGCCTGTCCAGCCAGGCCGCCCTCGACAAGCTCGCCGTCGTCGCCGCCCAGGCCGCAGCCGACAACCGGGGCCGCATGCTGCGGAAGGTGGCCTGACATGGCGACACCGACCCAGGACGCCGACCTCATCGAGGACGCCCTCGCCCGCGTGTGGACGGAATGCCACCGCGAGTTCGGCCTCGACGAGGGCCAGTGGGCCCCCGGCGAGGTCCGCGAATACCTCCTCCGCCTCGACGCCGCCCGCAACGACCCCCAGGTGGTGGCGTAGATGGCCTCCCGTATCGCCGCCGCCGTGGCCCGCCTGCTCGGCCGCAAGCCCCGCCAGGTCGCGACCGTCGACCAGCTCGGCACCGTCCTGGCTGCCGCATCCGAGACCGGCGCCCTCGTCACCGTCCCCGGGGTCGCCGCCTGGCTCGGCCGCGAAACCGCCCCCGACGACACCGAGTTCATGGCGTCGCTCATCGGCGGATTCACCGAGACGTTCGAGGACTTCTGCGAACGCATCAGCAAGCAGGAGGCGTGATGTCCGGCCGTGAACTGGAGTCGCGGCTGCTCGCCGTCGGCCCTGTCGACAAGCAGGAACTCCGCAAGGCCGCCGTCACCCTGGCTGGCCACGTCGCAGGCCTCTACCCGGAACTCACCGCCGGCGAGCTCGCCAAGGACCCCGGCATCACGGTCGGCCTCCTCGAACTCCTCGACGCCATCGGATACCGCAAGGAGCAGTCGTGACCCTCAATGACCTCGTCCCCGCCCCGCTCAGGGGCCACGGCCGCCGCCGGGCCGTCGACAAGGTGACCAAACTCCGCGCCGAGAACGTGATCCTCCTCGGCAACCTGCACGCCGCCGGAGACGCGATCGCCCTGCTCCGCCAGGACCTGGCCGAGGCCCACGCCAAGCAGGCGGAGGCGGAGGAGATCGTCGTGCAGCAGCTCGCCGACATCGATGGCCTCACCGCCGAACGCGACGAGTGGCGGGACGAGGCGCTCGCTCTGCGGGCCCGGTTCGGGGCGCAGATCGCCGCCGAAGCCAACGCCAACCGCGTCACCGTGCCGCCCATGCAGCGCATCGGCGCCGACCAGGACACCAGCACGTTCGACGTCACCACGCTCTGGCAGGCCGCCGACGCCGGACTCCTCGGACCCGTCACCAACCCCGGGGCCGTGCGCGCCGAGGGGGTGGCGTGATGCTGGAGCTGACCGCTGGCCCCGATCCGGAA